TACTGTGGCAGGTTTCCAAAGGCTCCCTGCCTCTGATGCTGAACGTGGGCTACATACAGCGGGTAATGCTGCTGTGGCGCCTAGGGCTTTCCGGAGCGGATGAAAACGGCAGCCGATCTTGGCTTTACCATGAAAGTTACCGTACTGCCCGGGATGCTTTCTGGACCCAGATACGTGTTGAGGGCTACCAGATGTCGGCTGTTGAAGGCGGCAGCGTGCACGGGCACGCCGTCTCTCGACAAGGCCTAGAGGCGCTGCGATCCGATACCTCGGTAGCTGGGGAAGTCTCCCCCGGGGTGATTGACATTGTGTTCCGCCGCAAGGCGGACTAAAAGGAACTATGAAATGACTTTTTTTCGACGCGTCAAAGAAGTATTCGCTCCGTCTAAAGACGCACAGCCGCAAATTATTTATGTGCCCCAAGAAGTTATTAAAGAAATTTACGTTGACTCTTGCAAAGCTAAGCCGGCCGAAGAATTTCTTCTTGGTTCTGCGGAGCAAGACGAACTGCTGATGCAAGATCTTATTAACAACGAAGGATTTGTGTCTCACGCTTACCAGGATACTAAAGGATATTGGACAGCCGGCATTGGAAGACTTCTTGATCGTCGTAAAGGCGGCGGTTTGTCTATGGAAGAAGCAGTTTATTTGGCAAAAAACGACGTTCGAAGATCAATCGTTCTGCTCAATAAACATCTTCCATGGTGGAAAAATCTTTCTCCTGTTAGACAACGTGTAATGATTGAACTAGTTTTCAATATGGGTATTGGCGACAGCTCTAATGGGTTGCTTTCATTTAGAAATACTCTGCCGGCCATTAAACATGGTGATTACGAAACAGCTACTACAGGTTTGCGTAATTCTAAATGGGCCAAAGATGTCGGCCCAATTAGATCTAGTAAAATGATTAAAATGCTTTTACAGGGTTAAATTAATTGATCCTGCCCAGTTCAACAAAAAGGACTACACTCATGGACTTCCTTAAGAAATATACAACTTTCATTGTAGCTTCGATTGCACTTGTACTTTCGGGTTGCAACACCTTCAACGATGTACGTCCTCTTCCGGATGTGTATGCCAACTCTGAAAACGTCGCTGAGCACACGCTGACTACCCTGAAAACGTTTGGCGCAGCTCAAGATACGTATCTCACTGTCTGCACTCCGGCTGTCGCTGGCACTGTTGAAGGCGATGCTTGTGTCGTGCTCGGTACTGCTGAGCAGACACTTCGTCCCGCGGTAACTGTTGTAGGCCAGATTGCGGCCGAATATGTCGACATTGACAAGCGTATTCGTGAGCTTGGTCCAAATGCGCCTGCAGAATGGCTTCTTGCTGCTGCTGAAGTTGCTGGTCGTCTCTCCGTTGTATACGACCCCATCAAAAGCGATGTTGACAATTTCATCGCTAATGCCGGCAAACTGACTAATTAAACCGGGTAATTCCCAATCTTATCGGAGTTTTTCACATGTTTGGTATTTTTGAAGTAATGGCTAAAGTTCAGCAAGCGCTGGCCCTGGCCCAACTCCTTAAGCCTGTTCTTGGCGGACAAGGTGACATCATTGACGATGTCACTGACATTGCTGGTAAAGTGCTGACTGGCGTTAAATTTGGTGTCAATAGCTACGGCACCCTAGTCAGTGAATTGGATGGCGTTATTGCTGAGATGGAAGTTATCAAAGCCCGCGGCAGCGTTTCTGGTACGGATGTCCGCCAGGAAGTTGCACTCATTCGCGAGCGTGGTTCCAAGATTGATGCGATCATGGCCCGCCTCAAAGGCTAATGTCAGCATCAACTCAGTGAGTAGAGGGCACGGTGTTCATTCGCCGTGCCCTTTTTCGCAAAAGAGCTCTTTATGTACCGATTTCCAGAAGAACTTCCCAACTATCACGTATTGATGTACCCATCCAACTTGGCAGGTACTTTTGAACAAATTACAGAACATAAATTCAACTGCTTTTCTTCGAGCGCTGACACGCCGGCCAAGCATATTGAAGATCCAGACGAAGCCTCTTAGGCTTTACTTTGAAATATTACCCCTTTACTCCCTGGTAATCAAATACAGCCTCAAAGGTCTCAAATGACTGAGCAAAGCATTCTTCAAGCTCCCGATGAGACAGTCGTCAATGGTAAGGATATGACTAGCAGGCAAGACACTGTGGTCATGAACGCCAAACAGCTAAGAGAAAGCAACCAGCAAAATCTAGGAGTAGTAAAGCTTACGAATTGGGTAAAAGAACCTTCTATTACTGAGCTTAAGAACGATCTTGCATCTTGCAAAACGTTTAGAGATGTACACGTCAACAACGTCAATAGGTGGGAAGTCATTCGCGAAGGCGGAACTTCAATCAGGAAACGTAGAGGTAGGTCTTCTATCAGACCTAAGCTGGTGCGTCGTCAAGCAGAGTGGCGCTACTCGGCTCTATCTGAGCCATTTTTGAGTGCTGAAAACATCTTCCAAGTCAGTCCTGTCACTTTTGAAGATAAGTCAGCAGCATCTCAGAACGCCATTTTGATTAACTGGCAGTTCAGAACTAAAATTGGTAAAATAAGACTGGTCAACGAAGCTGTTCGTACATTTGTAGATGAAGGCACAGTAATCTTTCGTCCAGGCTGGGTGAGAGAAACCAAGCAGGAAATGACGACGGTTCCTATTTGGGAATACACTGAAGTTTATGAAGGCACACCCGAAGAAGAAGCTTTAATTCAAGCTCTGCAAGTCAGAGACCAAAATCCACGGGCTTTTACTGATTTGGATCCAGCACTACAAGAAAGCATCAGATATTCTCAAGAAAACGGTGTCACTGCTTGGGCTCAAGCAGTTGGTGAAACACAGATTTTAAAAGAAAAGATTGTTAAAAACCATCCTACTGTAGTGGTAGTTGATTATCGCAACATTTACATAGACCCATCTTGTGGAAACGATCCAGATAAAGCTGGCTTTATTGTTGCTTCATTTGAAACTTCAAAAGCAGAGCTTAAAAAAGACGGCCGCTACAAGAACCTGGAAACTGTCAACTATGCTGGCGCTGAGCTTCTTGGTGACACTGAGCATGGTACTACTACTCCCCAGGATTTTAACTTTTCTGATGAGCTTCGCAGACGTGTTGTAGCCTACGAATATTGGGGTCTCTACGACATCAAGGGTGATGGAGTTTTGGTTCCTATAGTCGCTACTTGGCTTGACAATCAACTAATCCGAATGGAAGAAAACCCATTTCCGGATAAAAAGCCTCCTTTTGTATTTGCAGCTTACTCTCCAAAAAAGAAATCTGTTTTTGGTGAGCCTGACGCTGAATTGCTTGAAGACAATCAGTCGATAAGCGGCGCTTTGATCAGAGGCATGATTGATCTGCTTGGTCGATCGGCTAACTCCCAACAAGGCATTCAAAAAGGCATGCTCGACGTTACTAATCGTCGGCGTTTTGAGAATGGCGAAGACTATGAATTCAACCCCTCTAACAGCCCTCACAGCGGCTTAATTGAGCACAAGTATCCTGAGCTTCCAAGATCTGCTTTAGAGCTTTTAAGTCATCAAAACCAAGAAGCTGAAAGCCTTTCTGGCGTTAAAGCATTTGCTGGCGGCATTTCTGGTGATAGCTACGGTGATGTCGTAGCTGGCATTAAAGGTGCTCTAGACGCTGCGGCTAAACGCGAAATGGATATTCTTCGCCGCCTGGCTGACGCTTTAAAGCAGGTTGCTGACAAGATTATTGCTATGAACGGTGTCTTCCTTAGTGAGGAAGAAGTTGTTCGTGTCACCAATGAGCTTTTTGTACCTGTTAAACGTGAAGAACTTGCTGGTGAATTTGATCTTATTACTGACATTTCTACGCCAGAAATTGATGAGCGCAAAGCAGCAGATCTTTCGTTTATGCTGCAAACAGCTGCTTCAGTCTTGCCATTCAAATTTACGCAAATGTTGTTGGCAGAAATCGCTGCTCTTAGAAAAATGCCTACTTTGGCTAAGAACATTGAGACTTTCACTCCAGAGCCGGATCCTTTGCAAGAAGCTTTGAAACAGCTCGAAGTTAAAAAAGTTGAACTTGAGATTTCAAAAATCGACAGTGAGATTGCCAAAAACAGAGCAGCAACTGAGAAGCTTATTGCCGAAGCTGATGCGATTGATCTTGATACTGAAATGCGTGGTTCTGGTATCTCACATGCTCAAGATATGGAAAAACAATCTGAGCAAGCTCGTGGTAACCAAGACCTGGCTGTAACCAAAGCTCTGACGGCTCCTCGTAAAGAAGGCGAGACAACTCCAAACATTGAAGAGGTTATGGGCTTTAATGCTATCAGTAAAACGATTGCAACGGCTTCTAATCGACCTTCAAGCATTATTCCCCCCGCACAAGAAGTACTTGACCCAACTCTTGTTTCGCAACAATAAAGTTTAATTAGTTTAACTTTAGCAAGGTAAAAAAGAGGAACACCCAAAATGTCTCAACTCCAACAAGAAATGCTTGAGCTTGAAGTCGGCATTGAAGAAGCTAAAAAAATGATTAAGCGCAAGGAGACGCTCAATCGGCTTATGCAAAACAACGATTTCAAGCTTTTGATTGAAGACGACTATCTTCGTGAAGAAGCTATTCGTCTTGGCCATTTGATGGGTAGCCCCAACAAAGAACTTAAAGATCGTCAAGATGACATTCAAAACGACATCAGAAGTATTGCTTCGTTGAAGCGCTATTTTAGTACTGTCATCACTCTTGGAAATTATGCTGCAGATATCATTATTACTAACACAGAAGCTCTCGACGAACTTCGTGAAGGTGAGTTTGAGATTGAAAAAACCCAAGAGGATGATCAATAATGGTTGATATCGTCAAAACAGTTGAAGACGAAGAAATTCCTGAAACAAATGAGGAAATTGAAGAGACTGTTGATGAGGCGGCTGAGGCTGTCCTTGGTATGTCTGATGAAGATTTTGAAAAACAAATGGCTTCTGTTCAGACTACTGAAGCTATTTCTGACACTGAAACTGTTGAGGATACTGATGAATCAGCCGCAGCTACGTCGGCCGAAACAAAAAAAGCGGAATTTGGCAAAAATCCTGAAGTTAAAGCCAAAGGTAAAACCAAGGAAAAGACCACAACTTCCGCGGTATCTGACAGTTTCGAATTTGATCCCCTGGGTGTAGACGACGCTACAGCTGTCGCAACATACAAAGAGCTGTTTGCGCCGTTTAAGGCCAACGGAAAGACCATTCAGGTTAAAACACCTCAAGAAGCACTGCGCCTCATGCAAATGGGTGCCGGCCATGTGAAGTATCAAAATTCCATTAAGCCTTTGTTGGTTCAAGCAAAAACACTTGAAAACAACAATATTAATCTAGAGGATTTAAACTTTCTTATTGAGCTTCACAATAAGAACCCGGCAGCTATCAAAAAACTTGTAAGAGACGCAAATATAGATCCTTACGATATTGAAGTTGACGAAGACGCAAAAGCAGCGGATAAGCAGTTTAGTTCAAAGAATTACTCAGCTACTGAAGAACAGATTACACTCGAAGAAGCTCTGGCGGATGTACGGTCCCACCCAGAGGGGGTTGTTCTCCTTACTTCTCTCAGGAATGAGTGGGATGCTGAAAGCCGTAAAGTTGTCATGGCGGATCCTAAAATCCTTCATGTACTAGTCGAGCAAAGAGAAAGCGGTATTTACGACCGTATTTCTGCTGAGATCGACCGAAGAACAATTTTGGGTGAGCTTCCCGACATGCCTTTCATCAAAGCCTACCACCAGGTAGGTATTGAGATGACGAACGCAGGCAGCTTTACCCCCCAAAAGACTACAAAAACGCCGACCACTGAAAAGACGACTACCAGATCTAAAGTCATTGAACGTAAAGCAGGGACTGTACCCAAGACGGCAGCAAACGATTACGCGGTCAAAGCGATCGCTCCAATCAAAGCAGTTGTTACGGCCAAACCTGATCTTTCAAACGTCATGAACATGCCTGACGAAGAGTTCAATAAGATTGCTGGTCTGGGTTAGCTCTGAAAAGATGTGACGGCACCTCGCATTAACAAGGATTTTGATCATGCCTGATGCAGCGCATCTTTATAACGGCCCTCCGGGTACCGATTCCACCATCAGCGGTGGCCAGATGAATGAATTCTTCTGGCAGAAAAAAGCTCTCATAGACGCTCGTCGTGAGATGTATTTTATGCCGCTGGCCGACACCACAACTATGCCAAAACACTATGGTAAACGCATCAAAGTTTACCACTACATTCCACTTCTGGACGCTCGCAACGTGAACGACCAGGGTATTGACGCAGCCGGCGCAACCATTTCGGACGCTGATTATTTCGTCAAACTGGACGCTCGTGTTTATTCGTTTGCTGTTGAAGCTCATGCTACGGAAGCAGCTGCAGCTGTAAACGCAATTGAAACCGGCGTCGCAGTCAAAACTGGTACAGCCACTCCTTGGACTGTCACCATGTCCAAAACCAAACTGGTTGCTGGTACGCTTGCTGAATTCGACGCTGTCAAAGTAAGGATTCCACTGGCTACTGCTACCCAGGGTTCGGGCAATTTGTACGGTTCGTCAAAAGACATCGGTACAATCATCTCGAAACTGCCGGTCCTGTCTGAAGCTGGTGGCCGTGTAAACCGCGTTGGTTTTACGCGCATCACCCGTGAAGGCACGATTACAAAGCTTGGTTTTTTCACTGAGTACTCTCAGGAAGCAATCGACTTCGATTCGGATGCAGAACTGATGATGCACATGAATCGTGAATTGGTTAACGGTGCTGTTCAGACTTCTGAAGCCGTTCTCCAGATTGACCTTCTTGAAGGTGCTGGTGTCGTCATGTTTGCCGGCGATGCTACCTCTGACGCGACGATCGATGGTGAATCTGCTGATCCAGCAGTTGTCAGCTACCGTGACCTGTTTAATCTTAGTCTTATTCTCGACGACAACCGTACGCCGCGAGAGACGAAGATCATTACGGGTTCGCGTATGGTTGACACCCGCACAATCCGCGGCGGCCGTGTCATGTACATCGGTAACGAGCTCCAGGCCACTGTTGAAGAGATGGAAGATCCCTTCACTGAAAAAGCTTTTGTGCACGTTCACCAATACGCCGCTGCTGGCGCAACGCTTAACGGCGAAATTGGCACGGTTGCTCAGTTCCGCATGGTTGTGGTTCCTGAGATGCTTGCTTGGCAAGGCGAAGGCGCTATTGTCGATGATAACCCTGGCTACCGTGAAGACGGCGGTAAGTACAACATCTATCCGATGCTTGTAATTGGCGAAGCTTCTTTCACGACCATTGGTTTCCAAATCGGTGGCAACGGTGTCAAGTGGAAAATGATCCACAAGAAGCCTGGTGAAGAGATTGCTGATCGCACTAACCCGTTTGGTGAAATCGGCTTCCACTCGATCAAGTGGTGGTACGGCACTATGATCCTGCGTCCCGAGCGCCTTGCAGTGCTTAAGACCCTCGCCAAAGAGTAACCAGAAAGCGCAGTTCTTCAGGTCTCCTTGGAGAGCTGCGCGCCCGGTTAGATTTTTTGGGTGGTCTAACCGGGCAACCCTTTGTCACCCAACCCTAAACCCAAGGAATTGATTATGTCTGAAGAAATTGAAAATCCAAAAGAAGAAGAAGAAGAACAAGAACAAGAAGAAGAAGAAGAAGAAGCTGCTGCTAACGAGGAGACTTTTGATGAAGGTCCTACTCGCTTACAGGCTCTGAAGCTTAAAGCTGCAGCTCTTGGTCTCAAGCATTCTCCTAACATCGGTGAAGAAACGCTTGCTGAAAAAATTCATGCGCATGAGATTGCAAACAGCAGAGATCCTCTCGAAAAAACACAAAGCATGTTGGCGGCTCAAGTGCTCAAACCTAAAAGCGTTATTGCTGAGCCGGCTGACGTAAGTCCTGTTGAGCGTGTAATTGCTTCTCGTGTTCGGGCAGTTGCGCCAATTGAAGCTATCAATAAGAAAGCTCCGCGGGTTAGTGATCTTCCTTCGATACATGAAATCCTGTTGATGGATAAGTATGACATCATGGCGTACCCGCCAAAAATCCAGACACGGATCATTCGTGCCAAACAACGTTATGAGCAGCTGAAGCTTCTTCGTTGTCAGATCTTCAACAACAACCCTGCCAAGCTAGACCTCAAAGGTGAAATCTTGGCTGTCAGCAACAAGTACGTTGGTGTGGTAAAGAAGTTTGTGCCTTTTGGTGAAGCTACTGAAAAAGGCTATCATATTCCGCAAATTCTTTACGACATGATGAAGCGCAAGAAATACCAGCGTGTGTATATTGTCAAAAATGACAATGGCACTGATCGTGTTGTTCAGACCATGGCTCCGGAATACACAATCACCATTCTTCCGCAGCTTACTTCTGAAGAACTTCATGAGCTGGCTATGCGTCAAGCTGCTGCTGAGCGTGTAAGCGCCTAACACTCGCGCACTCTAAATAATGGAAAATTGACATGCCATTAGATCCTTCGACAGAAGCTCAAAGCATCTTTGAAGAACTCATTGATGGTGTCAATTTTCCGGTTGCGTTGGTTAATATTAATGCTGCTGATTTTGGATTGCCTGCTGCAACAGGTCCTTTATACACAGCTATAACTCCACTTTCGATTGATGACTTAACTACCAAAGTGGTGGATGGTAATGGCGTCTTCGACGCTATTATGACATCAATTAGAGCTCATCTTATCGAAGAATATGATCAAGGTCGAATTGCCGGCAGTGAGTATGTCACAGCCTACATTCAATTGGTGACAGCTGCACTTTCTACAGCCACACAGTTTACTCTTCAAAGAGATGCTTCGACTTATCAGAATCTCTTGGTTCAGATGCAAGCTCGTACCGCGCAAATTGCATCTGTTATTGCTGCAGCAGAGCTTGCTAAAGCACGTCAAATGTTGGTGCTTACACATGCTCAGGTACTGACTGCTCAGACTGATTATGCCCGCGGGAAAATGGCTCTTGCAATCGACGATATAAATTACACCAAAATCGAAGCTGAGATTCAGGTAGTAAAAGCTCAAGAGCTTCAGGTGGAAGCTGAAACAGGTATTGCTGAGTACAAACTCTCTGACATCATGCCTCAAGAGAAGCGCAATCTTGTTTATCAAACAGACTTCGTTCTGCAGGCTCAGGTTGCTAAATCTAACTATGAGACTGCTCAAATCTTGCCACAGCAAAAAGAATCGCTGCTTAAAGATGTAGCCATCAAGGCGTATCAACTGGAATACATTTTGGTTGAGAATTATAACCTGCTTAAAGAGCAAACCGAAGTACAACGTGCACAGACAATGGACACGCGTATTAACGGTACAACTCCTGTGAACGGCGCTATTGGTAAACAAAAAGATCTTTACGACGAGCAAATTTCTTCTTATGTCAAAGATGCAAGACACAAGTCTGCTAAGTTCTGGATCGACGGTTGGATTACGCAGAAATCTTTAGATGAAGGTCTTCTGGCTCCAGATGAATTCAGCAACGCCAATGTCAATGAAGTGCTCGCTAGTCTTAAGACAGCTTTGAGTCTTGGCTAAGGAGGTCTGAATGGGTCTCTTTAGTACCAAGAAAAAAGTTTATGTATCATCAACAGTCTATAAAATTATAGACGACGGTAGTGATCGTACGACTTACATGAGAGAGGTTATTGCCTCTACCGCACTTTCTAACAGCTCAAACACAAGCTTTGCTGATGCAATTGTACAAGCTCATTTGAGAGGACCCAGAAACGGACAACGAAGTTTTTTTCGTTGGGCCAGGGATAACTTTGACATTGGCATGCCTCGTGCAGCAATCAATTACACTGAGAGTATTGATGAAGTTGTTCTTGCCGCAGAGATCTTAAATGAAAATTTTAATGGCAACACAAACATTACAATCACAGTCAATGAATCATTTATTGATAACGCTGATGAAAGTTATTACGCTGAA